CAGGAGCGCAACCATCCGAAGATTGACCCACTCGTGTACGACACGAGCGCCGTGCGCTACGACTGGGAGCAAGTGACCGGTTTACAGGACGCAGCCCGCTCTACTGTCGTCAAGCCTAAGACCGCTACTGAGGCGTCCATCCTCCAGCAAAGTCTTTCTGGCCGCGTCTCTGAGTTCAGGGATCAGGTAGAGGATTGGCTCCAGATCATTGCCCAGTACTCCGCGCAGATTCTTTTGCAAGAGATGACCCCCGCTCAAGTCGAGCGAATCATGGGGCCGGGCGAGCCGACTATGATCGAGCAAGGCGGGATCCAAGTACAAGCCAAAATTCCGTCATACGAATGGCCAGAGCTACGACGCGATGAAGTGTTCGAGATGATCGAGATGAAGATCCGCGCCGGCACAACGGGCGCACCGGACAAGATGGAGCAACAAGAGGCCTGGGGCAAAGTACTGCCCATTATTCAAGGCCTGATTACGCAAGTGATCCAGCTCCGCGCCCAGGGTATTGACACTGAGCCGCTCGTGAACCTCATGCGCGAGACAGTGAAGCGCTTTGATGAGCGCCTCGATGTTGAGCAATTCATTCCCGCCGCACCCGCTACGCCTCCCGGTATGCCTGGCATGCCTGGCGCAGCTCCCGATATGGCCGGCATTGCTGCCATGTTGGGCGGAGGCGCACCGCCACAAGATCCAGCCGTACCCCTTCAATAACGAAAAATAGGAGCTTAAATGCCACCAGTAAACGAGGACATCATCGATAACGCCGCAGAGAGTGCCGATACAGGCGCCGCGGCAGAGAACAACGCGCCAGAAGGCGACGGCCTGCCCGAAGCCACCGGCGGAGAGCAGACAAGCCAGGCGATCGATGCACTAGGCGCGGATGACGACGAGGCCGGCAACGACGATCTCCCGACCGACAAGCCTGCGTCGGACAAGATGAAGGCGCTCCTGGACGAGCTTTCAGGCGATGAGCCAAAAGCCGCAGCCAAGGCCGAAGAAAAGCCAGACGACAAGCCTGCCGATCCGCCGGCAGCCGCAGCACCTAAGACCCCTGAGCAGGAAGAAGCCGAGCTACTGGAGGGCGTCAAGTCCGATCGTGGCCGTGAGCGGATCCGCCAAGTGTTTGCCGAGCGCAAGCAGCTTGAGCAGGACATTAACGAAGTCCGCGAGCTGATCTCCTCCACAAAGATGAGTCCGGATGAGTTCGCTCAGACCCTCGAATACGGCCGACTGATCAATTCAGGCGACGAGAAGGATCTTCGCGTAGCCCTGGAGATCATTGAAGGGCAGCGCTCAGCACTCTATCAACGCCTGGGCGTCGAAGCGCCTGGCGTGGATCTGCTTGCAGGCCATGAGGATCTCAAGAACGCAGTGGAGAACCTGGAGATTACAAAGGAGCGAGCGCTAGAGCTGGCCAAGTACCGCAAGGCCGACCAAGAGAAGCAGGCTGCCGTTCAGCAGCAGCAGCAGACTCAGCAGCAGCAAGCCCAGTACCAAAAGACAGTACAGGACGCAGCGGGCGCGATGGAGTCCTACCTCAGCACGCGGGCGAATGAAGTGGATCACACGGCCCGCATGGAAGTGATCGGCAACCACTTCAAGAACCCGGCCAACCTCCAGGAATTCGTCTCGAAGTTCGAGCCGCACCAATGGCCGACGGCAATCAAGCTCATGTACGACGGCGTAGTCGTGCCCAAAGCGCAGCAGGCGCATAGCCCGCAGCCCTTGCGCTCACGCCCGGCCAACCTGGGCGCTCCGTCCGCAGCCGGCGCAACGCCGCTTGACCGGATCGCGTCACGCCTTGATTCAATGGGCATCTAACCAACAACCACACGGGAGAACAACATGGGCATGAAGAGCCTCAAGATCAGCGCCAAGCAGGCGAAAGAAAAGAATCAACCAATGCCTTCAATGGGCGATGAAGATCGTTATCCCTACGGCACGCGCATTGATCTCGACAAGGACGCACTGGACAAGCTAGGGGTCAAGAACCTACCGGCCGTCGGCACGGAGATGATGATCGAGTGCAAGGTGACAGTGATCGCCGTGCGTGAGTCCGCGTCTCAGGAGAACACGAGCCGCTCGATGGAGTTGCAGATCACGTCTATGGACATCGAAGCCGACGACGACGAAGTAGGCGAGGGTGAATTGACCCGCGGCCAGTCGAAGGCAATCGGAGCCGTGGCGAAAAAGATGCAGGACATGTAGTACAAATATTCTCAGAGGGCTTGACGCTCTCTGATAATTGTTATGCCAGTTCCGCACTGGCACGTGAAGTGAGATGGAAAGTGCGTAAGCGGGGATCGCCTCCCGTACCGGATCACTAAGCAGCGAGTGCGGTACACATCGAATTTGTCGCAGCTATCGCCGGGGTCGCGTCCGGTAGCGCAGTTGGTTCTAGGCAGCAAGTCGCAAGTAAGCCGAGTGTCGCGCACGGCAAGCCAGGATCCGAGAACCTGACGGGTTTGCGTGCCGTCGCGGTGTGGAAGGAGCTTTAACTTAACCCTTTCATTTCGGAGCAGCGACTATGCCTATTTCAAACGCAGACTTGCAAGAATTGGCCAAGGTTTCCTTGGACGAGTACTTGCGCAACATGCCAGTGGATCAGATTTCCACTGAGCGTCCTTTACTCAAAAAGCTCATGGAAGGTCGCAAGACATTCCTGGGCGCAAAACAGAACGTCGTAGAGAATATTCGTAAGAACCACGGAAGCAATTTCGCATGGGCTTACGGAGAAGATGCCGTTCAGTTCAACAAGCGCAATACGACTGAGCAAGCCAACTTCCCATGGCGTCGTGCCGTAGATGGCCTGTACCTCGACTATGACCGCCTCTTCGGCGCTGGTATCAAGGTACGCGAAGGCGATCGTGGCGCGTACAAGCTCGAGCAGAACGAGAAAGTTCAGCTCTTGAACCTCTTGGACGAGCAAATGGAGTCTCTCAAAGAGGGCTTCATGCAAAAGCTCGACTTGGAGCTGCATCGCGACGGCACACAAGACACCGACGCAATCGCAGGCCTTGACGTATTGATCTCTACTGCACCGACAACCGGCGTAGTAGGCGGCCTTGATCGTGCAACTGCAACCTACTGGCGCAACTACGCCGAGACTGGCATCAGCACTGCCACTGTCGGTACTTTGGCCCAGAAGATGGAAGCTGCATGGCGCAAGTGCATCAAGAACGGCGGCTCGCCAAACTTCATTTTGGCCGGCGGCAAGTTCATTGATGCGTACCGCAATGAGATCACTGTCACGAACAACGCTAACGCCGGATCTGCAAAGACTCTGGACGCAGGCGTTGGTACTGGCGTTAACACTGGCCTGTACTTCAAGGGCGTAGAGATCATCTGGGATCCTCAGTTCGAGGAATTGGATGCGCTCACGACTCCAGTAGTCCAGTGGGAAAAGCGCTGCTACTTCATTAACACCAAGTTCTTGAAGATGCGCGATGACGACATGGACATTGTGACTCCGATCCGTCCACATGACGTATTGGCGATGTACGCGATGATCAACCTGCGCTGCGCTCTCTCTATGAGCCGTAGCAACGCCCAGGCTGTCCTCGCAATCGCCTAAGAAGCGATTGTTTTACCCCGGCCAGTGATCCTGGCTGGGGCTTTTTGTTAATCATAAAAAACTGCGAGGAACGCAAATGAGCCAAGTAAATGTACCCCTGATTCAAGTAACGATTCGCCGTGACGCGAACACGATCACTCCTGTGACTGTGCCGCCTTACGAGATGACCATTCTGCGCAACATGTTCGGCAAAGAGAACGTGACCGAAGGTGAAGTAGTGGGCGAGATCGAAGTTAACCCTGCCGGCGAACACGAGCGCCTTTCTGCCAAGTATGGCTTTGAGAAGGTGGCCAAGGTTTACGGCGATGACGACGGCGAGCGCTTGACTGAGCTAGTCGAGAAGTCCGTGGGCGCGAAAGCAAAGCCTGCGACGAAGAAAGCAGCAGCAAAAGACGCAGAAGATCAGACCGCTTAAGTAGTACCCGCACGAAGGAGCACACATGCAGCCGCAAAAGTACGAACGCATTACCGACTTTACCGAGCGCGAGGGCGATGATACCGACCACTCGGCTCTGAATGACGAGTTCGACGCGGCTGCGCTCACCACAGACCAGATCCGTGCGAATCTGGCACTCATTCAACGGGACGATGGCGCACTCAAGAACGGCATCGTTACCGCAGACTCCCTCGCTCCATCGGCCTTTGATGCCGTCCAGGCGAGCGTCAACGAAGCAACCATTGAAGCTCAGGAAGCCGCTACAAGCGCACTGACATCCGCCACGACGGCCAATGCCGCCAAGGATGCCGCCGTAGTCGCTAAGACTCAGGCAGAGACCGCTCGCGATTCCTCGAACCTGAACGCAGCCAATGCCTCAGCAAGCGCCACGGCCGCACTTGCAAGTAAGAACGCAGCCGCAGCTAGTGAAGCAGCAGCCCTTGCAAGCAAAAACGCCGCAGCCGCCAGTGAGACGGCAGCCGCAGGAAGCGCGACGAGCGCCACTGGATCCGCAGCAACGGCAACGGCTCAGGCCGGAATTGCCACGACTAAGGCAGGCGAAGCCGCCGCCAGTCAAGCAGCCGCCGCAGCATCATCCGGCACGGCCACTACAAAGGCCGCAGAAGCCGCCGCAAGTGAAGCCGCAGCCTTAGCGTCCAAGAACGCAGCAGCAACGTCTCAGACGGCAGCAGCAGCCTCCGCAACGACATCAAACACCAAGGCAGGGGAGGCAAGCGCCTCCGCAGCCGCAGCACTTGCCTCACAAACCGCAAGCGCAGCTAGCCAGGCAGACGCTTTAGCCTCGAAGAACGCAGCCGCGACGAGCGAAACAAACGCCCTGGCATCAAAAAATGCCGCGGCAACGAGCGAAGCCAATGCGCTCACGTACAAGAACCAGGCGCAAGCCAGTCAAACCGCAGCCGCCGCCAGTGAAACGGGCGCGGCAGGATCCGCATCATCGGCCGCAGCTAGTGCAGCAGCAGCCGCCGCATCGCTCGATAACTTCGATGACCGCTATCTTGGGCCGAAGGCGAGCGCTCCGACTCTGGACAATGACGGCAATGCGCTGATCGTTGGCGCTCTGTACTACAACGACGGCACGATCGTCTCCGACAACAAGGGCATGTGGATCTATGACGGGGCAACCTGGATCAAGGCGTCCGCAGCCTCTCAAGCCATTCTTACGACCTACAAATTCATAGCCACGGCAGGCCAAACGACATTCTCAGGCGTGGATTCCCAAGGATTAACCCTTAGCTATCAGCCTGGATCCGCGCTGATTACGATGAACGGCCCGGTAATCACGATTGGCCTGGATGTCACCGCGACTTCGGGTAACTCAGTCGTACTCGCTTCTGGAGCCGCAGCAGGCGACGAGATCAATATCTACGCCTTCGCCACGTTCAATATCGCGAACACCTACACCCAGGCTCAGGCCGATGCGCTGCTTGCCGGCAAGGTAAGCAAGGCAGGCGACACGATCACGCAGACAAGCGTATCTGGGCGCGGCCTTTCCGTTGAGAAGCCTACGGGATCCGCCAATACCGCTTCAACCATCCGCGCCATTGGCCACTCGCCATCCATCGAGCTTCTGAACCGAGACTTCACCCAGAACTGGTACATGGGGATTAACGATAACAGTGCCAAGGAATTGCAGATCGGGCGCGGTTATGGCGTGAATCAGGGCATTGCGGGAGCGCTCGTAATCGATACGAGCGACAACCTTCGATTTAACTCTGGTTTTGGATCTCCAGGTTTGGCCTACGGCTGCCGTGCATGGGTTAGCTTGAATCAAGCTACTGGCGCTCCAGTAATTAGAGGCTCAGCAAATGTGTCAAGTCTTACGGATCTTGGCGGCGGTCAATTTAGAGTGAACTTCGCAACCAATATGCCAGATGTTAATTACTCTGTCGTTGCCACGGCCGGCAGTGACGCAACGAACACCGACATTTGGCATGCAAAACTCTCAGATGCGCCAAGCCAGGTTTATACATCCTCATTCAAGATAGCAACTATCTACCGAGCTGGAACGGCACAAGATTACTCAGATCTAAATTATGTTGCTGTTGCGGTATTCCGCTAATCAGGAGAAACAATGAATAAAAGAATCATTTACCCAACTGATGACGGCGGAGTAGCCGTGATCGTGCCGGCTCCCAATGCCCGCCGCCAAGTACTCGTGACTGAAGCCGTCTATGAAGCCGTGATTGTGCCGGCGACTGAAGAGACGCCTGAGCATGAAGCGCAGCAGCTCGTGGCTCCGGCCGTGTACCGCGACGAGACCGATGATGAATTCATCGCCTGGATCGCGCAGAAGGATGTCCCTGAAGGCAAGCCCTACGAGATCGTAGATGCCGCGGACATCCCGACCGACAGAACATTTAGAAACGCCTGGGAGTTTGCATGATTCAGATCAACATCAACAAAGCCAAGACGATCGCGCATGACATGCGCCGAGACGCTCGCGCGAAAGAGTTTGCGCCGCTCGATGAGCAGATCATGAAGCAGATCCCCGGCACTGACGCGCAGACCATTGAAGCCGATCGCCAGGCGATCCGCGACAAGTACGCAGACATTCAGAACAACATCAACGCAGCGAGCACAGTGGATGAGATTAAGTCCGCTTTAGCCGCAGCAGAGCAGCAGGGAGCTTAATTATGGGACGCGCACGCGATCTAGCAAGATTAGTAGTGAATAGCAGTGGCGCTATTGCAGCAGCCAATATTGCGGACGAAACTATAACGGCGGAGAAGATTGCGGCAAATGCCGTGACATCCACAAAACTAGCAAGCGGCGCGGCAGTCGCAAACCTCGGCTATACGCCTGCAAACAAGGCAGGCGACACCTTCACTGGTGGCGTTAATGTCAGTGGTCCGGTAGTAGCTACGGGCAACGTGACCGCTTACGGAACTGTCTAACGATGCCGCTTCCCGCGTCAGGTCCAATTTCTCTGGCAAACGTCAACACCGAGCTAGGCGTTGCGTCTAATGCCACGCGTAGCCTGAACGACGGAACAACTCGCACGCTTTTTGGAAAAGCAAGCGGAGCCATTTCCATGAGCGATGGCCGTGGCAAGTCTAACGCCTACCCGATTGATTACTTTGTAATCGGCGGTGGCGGTGGCGCAGGCGGCTCTGAGAACCATGTATCTGGCGGTGGCGGCGGCGGAGGAGGAGGCGGCGGCAAGGTCGCATCAAGCACTTCTGTAACGCCAGGCGCAAGTTACACAATCACAGTTGGCGGTGGCGGATCTGGATCTTCCGGTCTTGGCATTGGAGGCACTGGTGGTAGTTCAGCGATCTCTGGAATTGCAACTGGGAATGGCGGCGGGGGTGGTGGCGGTAATGCTGGTAACGAGCAAGGTCAAAACGGCGGTTGCGGCGGTGGCGCGGGCGATGACGCTGGCGGCGTAGGCGGAGGTTCGCAAGGCGGTAATGGACGCAACTCTACTGGACGACAGGGTGGCGGCGGCGGTGGCGCGGGTGGATCTGCTGGATCTGGATCAGGCACGGGCAACGTCGGTATGGCCGGATACACGGCATTTAACGGCGGCGTCTATGGTGGCGGTGGTGGTGGCGGACGCGGTGGTTCTGGAGGATCCGGCGGCGGTGGAACAAATGGAGCTGCCGGCGCAAACACTGGCGGCGGTGGCGGTGCGCCTCATGGTCAAAACACCAACGGCTACGCTGGCGGATCTGGACGCGTAATGATTCGCTATCCAAACACTTTCCCAGCGGCTAGCGCTGCCTCTGGTTCTTATAGCTACGCGAACACTGGCGGTTATCACGTGTACACATGGACCGGATCCGGTTCAATCACGTTCTAAGGATACGTATGAGTCATTTTGCAAAAATTGAAAACGGAGTTGTCGTCAACGTCATAGTTGCGGAGCAGGATTTTATCGACGCAATAGAGGGCGCTTGGATACAGACCTCATACAACACCCGCGAAGGTGTGCATGTTAACGGCGGCATACCGCTTCGCAAAAACTACGCAAGCATTGGATACATATACGACGCGCAGCGTGACGCCTTTATTCCCCCAAAACCATTTAACTCATGGCTGCTTAACGAGGATTCATGTACTTGGTATCCGCCTGCGACTATGCCGGAGGATGGAAAGCGTTATAGGTGGAATGAAGCCATGCTGGCGTGGGATGAAATTCCTTTAGAAGAAACTATTTAAACGAAAGCCGTCAGGATGGATGCAAAAGACCCTACTTCTTATTCCCTCATTACCTACACGTGGGTATTTCTCTTGGCCATCCTGGGAGGCGTCGTGAACTTCGTGCGCAAACTGCAATCGGGCCACGCCCGCGCTTTCAACATCATCGAATTCATCGGTGAGATCGTGACCTCCGCATTTGCTGGAGTGATTACGTTCTGGCTTTGCGAGAACGCAGGCATGTCACCACTTATGACGGCCGCATTTGTGGGCGTATCTGGCCACATGGGCAGCCGCGCGATCTTCATGGCCGAGAACTGGCTTAAGTCTAAATTCCCTGCCTAATCGGAGACGCTATGCAAGCACCGGCCTATAACAGAACCAAGAACTTCCTAGAGAACAATCCGGATCGTACCGACCACGGCGCACTGAACGCCGAGCTGGACAAGGTAGCGCTCTCGATCGAAGGCCTGCGTGATAACGCCGTCCTGCTCCAGAAGGACGATGGAACCCTCCAGAATTCCGTCGTGGCACTCGTGAACCTCACGCCTGCCGCGATTGCTGCGCTTCAAGTGCCTGGCCCCGTCGGCCCACAAGGCGCAGTCGGCCCAGCCGGGCCAGTCGGGCCGCAGGGCGTGAAAGGCGATGTCGGCTCCTCATTCGATGCCGACGCCAAGGATGTCTTTGCCAATCGCTCGCTCTACAACATTCAACCCAAGGGCTTCTCGTTCTTGGCGATCGACACCGGCAATCTGTACTTCAAGATCTCCGCCACAAGCGGCGACTGGTCTCCGGCCTTCGTGTACGGCAAGGGCGACACCGGAGATACCGGCGCAGTCGGGCCAGTCGGGCCAGTCGGCCCACAAGGTTTGCAGGGCATACAGGGCATACAAGGCCCCGTCGGCGCTCCTGGCCTAGACGGCCTGCCTGGCGTTGTGACATCCCTGGACACAAGCACCAAGACTGCCTCCCTCGTAGGCCGTAGCAGCATTAGCGCACGCCTCGTACTGAGCGCAGGCGAGCTAACTATCGTATTGACCACGGCTTAAGGAGGCGGGATGAACGGACTTTCCAGCAGATACCGCACCCTTGGCGAGCTAATGACCGAGCTGCGTACCCGTCTCGGGTTCGTGACTCAAGGATCCGCGGCCAAGAGCAACGACGCAGTAATCAAGAGCTTCTTGCAAGAGGCGCATGAGTACGTCTTTGGCGAGCTAGAGCCGCCTTCGATGCGCAAGAAAACCACGATCAAGCTCCGCGCTGGATCGATCCTGTACGACTGGCACAACGACCAGGAAGATGAGCGGATCGACCCAGGCCGCGTGATGTCGGTATGGCTCGTGGAATCGACCACGATCCGCACGCCAATGGCGCAAGGCATCACTGAATACGATCGCAGCTTCGATTCACTGCGCGAGCAGCCGCAGAAGTATGACAACCTGAACGGGCAGATTGAGATCTGGCCGACTCCGGATCAAGAGTATGACATGCTGATTGAGTACACGGCCGACATGAGCCGCTTTGACCGCGCAAGCGATCGTCCGAGCGTGCCTGATCGCCTGGTATTCCTCTACGCCCTGGCTACGGCTAAGGCGCACTACCGCCATTCTGATGCACAAGCCGCGGCTCAAACCTTCCAGAACATGCTGAACAAGGAGAAGAGCCGCCAGAAGGAGAACAAGCGCTTCTTCTACGAAGGCCCGAACGCTTCAACCCGTGACCAGCAAGTAGTCAAGTCGGCTACTGGCTATACGCTCAGGAGCTAATACTTGGCCTCGATAACCTTCGACCGCTTCGATCTCGGTATCGATCTCCGCAAGGGGGCTTCTGTCTCCGATGCGAACCGCCTCCGGGAGATGAAGAACGCCTACGTCACGACCGGCCTTGCAACGCAAAAGCGCCCAGGCCTCGTGAAAGTGGCGGATCTCGAAACCGGTACGAAGGGACTCTTCGCGGCTTTCGGCAAGCTCCACACTTTCTACGGCTCAGGCACGATCACGCACGCCAATCCGCTCTTCCAGGCGAACAAGGTGCAAAACTCGGCCGGCGCTCGTCCCGTGGCGGACGTGCCCTATGCCGACGTGTTCAATGCTTTCATCTACGCAGCCGTGCAATACGACAATGGCGTAGTCGAGCATCACTACCTGGATGGCGCAGCCACGACTCACGTGGCCGATGCGAATTGCCCAGATACCAAGGGCGTCGTTAAGCTCGCCTCGAAGCTCTTTGCGATCAATGGCGATACTGTCCGCTTTTGCAAGACCGGCAACCCGCGCGACTGGAGCGCCGTCAACGATGCCGGATTCCTGCCTACTGGCTTAAATTCCCGTGGCGATCGCTCAGCCAATGCGCTAGGTATCTATCAGAACAAACTCGTAGTGCTCACCCGCGACGGCGCACAAGTCTGGATCGTGGACCCGGATCCTACCGCCATGAAGCTCGATACGATCGTGGAGAACGTCGGCACGAGCTTTCCTCGCTCAGTGGCCAACGTAGCCGGAGATCTGTACTTCTTATCCGACTACGGATTCCGCTCGATCACGACATTGCAGCTTACGAACAACCTGGCCGACGTGGACGTAGGCTCACCTATCGATACCCTCGTGCGTCCAGAGACCAAGGTGGCTGGCGTATTTCCGCGGGCCTTCTATTTCTACGGGACAGGGCAGTACATTTGCGCCATTGGCAATCAGCTCTTCGTGTACTCGATCTCGCGTACCGCCAAGATCGCAGCCTGGAGCCGTTACTTCCTGCCCAATGCCGTCGATGCCTTTGCCGAGCTAGGCCAGGAGCTATACATCCGCTCCGGCGACTCGGTTTACAAACTAGACCCGACTGTAAGCACCGATGACGGACTTCAATTCGAGGTACTCCTCGATCTGCCGTACATGGATCTCAAGACCCCAGGCCAGCTCAAGCGAATTTATGGCGCGGATCTTGTCGTGGATGGCCGTTGCGAGTTCTCCATTGGCTATGACGTGCGCAACCCGGACGCCTACACCGCGCCCGTGCGCGTGAAGGGCAATACCCGCCCTGGAGGCGTGATCCCCGTCGAAGTGTGCGGGACAGAGTTCAGTCTCCGATTCCGAAACTACGACAACAAGCCATTCCGTCTCGATTCCGTGACGCTCTACTACGAGGTTCTAGGATCCGTATGAGCGAATTGAACGTGACATTTCTTACCAGCACCGAGCAAGTCGAAGGACAATTTGACTATGCAGTGCCATTGCTTGAACCCGTCATTACTCAGGCCGCTCATGGTGAATTCACTGTGGAAGATCTGAGACGCTTGAACCTGGACGGCCGCGCAATTACCGCGATCATCCGCAAGGGCGTGGAGCCAGTGATGGCGATGGTATTTGAGTTCGTGCACTACCCGCAGCAGCTTGCCGTGAACATCATGGCGCTAGGCGGGATCGAGCTAGATGGGATCGTGCATGAGTTCTGGGAGACCTTCCGGGCGTGGTGCAAGGAAGCAGGAGCAACAAACATAGAAGCAGCATGCAGCCCAGCAATGGCGCGGATGCTGAGCAGATACGAATTTAAGACATCGTGTCAGTTGGTACGTGCAGCACTGTGAGAAAAGCGGGAGCCAAAAAATGAGAATGACTCAAGAACAACTAGAAGCCTACGCAAACGCCGAATTTGGCGGCCCAGCCATTGGCGCGTGGCCACGAAACAAAGGCGAGAAACTCCGTCCGCATAAGGGTGGCGGAGGCGGCGACGGCGGCGCAGGAGCGCGTGAAGCCGAGCGCCAGCAGCGCATCAAGGCCGCAACCGAAGAGATCAATCGGATTTTTGCCGGCAGCGATCGCGACTCGATGTACACCGAGCAAAAAGGCGCAGTGTATGACCTGAACAAGATGGAAGTGGATCGCCAAGCCAAAGAAGCCGAGCGCACTAACCGCTTCGCATTGGCACGTACTGGCCTTCTGGGCGGATCTGCCGACGTGGAAGCCGCAGGCGAGCTAAACCGCCGCACGAACGAAGGCCTCCTACGCGCAGGCGGCATTGCCGACCAGTCCGCAGCCGACCTGAAAGTACAAGACGAGCGGACTCGCTCTAACCTGATCTCGATGGCGCAATCCGGTATTGACACCGGAACCGCGGCCACGATGGCGCTCGAAGGATTGAAAGGCAACTCCCAGCAAGCGGCAGCAGCACGATCTGGCGCGACAGTGGGCGGACTCTTTAACGATCTGAGCCAGGCTTACCTGATCAATCAGCAACTCGCCGGCCGTAACAGTGCGAACGCAGCGATGGCAGGCCAGCAGTGGTACGGCGTCTCGTCTCCTCAGACAACGTACTCCGGCAAGACAACCAACTAAGGGGCGACCATGACCGGTTTAGAGATAGCCGCCCTTGTTGCCCTCATTGCGAGCGCAGGGGTTCAATACAAAGCATCGACCGACGCGCAAGAGCGGCAGCAGCAGGAGATCCAGCGCTCGTTAGAAGCACAAGACAAGCTCCAAAAGGAAGCCGAGACAAAGGCGCTTACGACCGCCAAGACCTACGATCCGAAAGACCGGATCCAGGAGCAGGCCGCCATCGAGAACGCCATTTCGACGGAGCTACTCGCGCCCGTGAGCGAGTCTCAGCAGATCCGAGCGCAGCAACAAACAACGCAGGGCAATGTCTCCGACGACTACACGACCGCCAAGGCGAAGTCCGACGTGAACGCCCTCAAGTCCGCGGAGTCACTGGCTCGCCTACTGGGCAAGACAACCTCCTCGAATCGCCTCCGCATGAACGAGGGGATCCGACTCATGGACACCGGCCAGGGCATCGATCAGCTCAATAGCTTCTCGCGTGGCCAGCAAGCCGCGGATCGTATTGCCATTCAGCAAGCCGGCAACATTGATCCTGGAATGGTATTCGCCGGCCAACTTCTGGGTGCAGCCGGAACCGCAGGCTTAGCCTATGGCGGTACTGGCGCAGTGACCGAAGCAGGAACGGCCGCCAAGTACGGCACTGATGTAGGAAGCCAGCAGACGGCTACCCTGTTTGCACAAGATGCAGCAATGGGGGCGCAAGGCGGAGGACTAAGCAATCTGTTTGGCAACGGATTTAACTTTGCCGACGCTTTCAGAAAAATGGGGACTAAATAATGAACTTCACACTTGACGGAGGAGCGCAAGGCGCTCAAGCCGCAGGCGCAGGCGTAGGCAACGCCTTTAAGGCGCTTGCAGCCGCGCCATCCATGCGCCAGGCAGCCGAGCAAGATACGGCGCTCAAGATCGCGCGTATCTACAACGCCAACATGACCGGCAACAAAGCAGGCGCAGAAGCCCGCGGCATCGGCATGACTAACGATTTGCGTGCCGGGATAGACGCTGAATTAGAAGCCAATCCAGAAATGAGCCCTTACGAAAGGGCTGTTCGTGTAGCCTTCAAGCATGCCGGCCCGCAGTACATGCAGAACTGGACAAAATCCGCCCAGGGCGAGAAAGAGATCGCAGACATTAGCGCGATTCAAGCCGACCCGACTAAGGCTCTCCCAACCTCGCAGGCGTACTTTGCCGTGAGCGGGAAAGCGCCATTCGATAACGTGGCTACGTCCGGCCGCAGTCTTAACCAAGTGACCGGCGAGCAGATCGACGCCAACGCAGTGATGGCCAAGCTCTTCAACAACGTGCAAGGCTCTATTGCCAACGAGAACAATCAGCAGGGCCGGGCTGCCGGAGCGCTCGCAGATACGCGCGTATTCGAGCTGAACGCAGCCAAAGCTCAAGGTGGCGATGGCGCAGGATCAAACGGCAAGCCACTCACCAATGCGCAACTTCGCGTCAATCAGGACGTGGATGCAGCTCGCAACTACGTGAAGGATCTCCCGCGCGAGACAGTCGCGGCCGTGATGCGCAAGAACGCCCTGGAACTATCCGAAGGCGAGAAGGACATCCTGGCTCGCATCAAGAAAGCACGCACTGCCAAGTACGGCGAGGGCAACGTGCCGAGCGAATACAACGACGCGCTAGGCCTCGATAAAGCCATCGTGGAGCGAATCATCGGCGCACTGAACAACCCAGGCCCGAAGAGCAGCATTAACCCATTCGCGGCAGCTCGCCCGATGACGGAAGAGGAAGTGCTTGCGGAGGCAAAATCCTCACTGCCTGCCAGTGAAGCGCCGAACTTCGCCCAGTACGTGGCGGCAGCTAAGCAGCGCCGAGCAGGCGCAACCGGCAACCTCACTCACGACGGATTGCCTGCACGCCAGAACGCAGACGGCAGCCAATCGACCGAGATCAGCATCACTGTCACCGATCCGCGTCTCAACGGCGGCAAGCCGACGAACATTCCTTCTCTCTGGGGCGGGCAAGTAGTCGATGAGCAGACCGCAGTAGCGAACGCACTGGCAACCGGCAAGCCGTATCAATCCTTCGGGACGATCGATCAGGCCGTAAGTGCAGCTAAAGCCCGCTCGAACGCAGGCGGCGCAGGCGCGAACAAAAATTCTCCAGCGCCAGCAAGCTCTTCGACAATGGAATTTAAGCCGACGCCTGACATGCTCAAAGTGCAGGCGGATTTCAAAGCAGGGAAACTTTCCCGTGATGAAGCGAAGAAAAAACTTAAAGCATTAGGGATGCCTGACTAAATGAAAATCGACGACTTCCTCGACTCGCAAGAACCTAATAAAGACCAGAAGCGAGCCGGGGCGGTTCGTGTTGACGATTTCCTGGGAGCGGATCCCGCTCCTCGAAGCAAGCTCCTAGACGCCATTACGAGCCTACTGCCAATGCAGCCTGGCTCCGTGCTCTCAGGGACGACGATGACGCCCGAGCAGTTGGCTCAGATCCCCGTAGATCCGACCCGCTCAATCCCTCAAGCCTCCATTACGCAGCCGCCTCCGCAGGAGATGCGCGAATGGATCCCGCCAGAACCTCGTGGCCCGTTGCGTGCGATTGCCGATGCAGCCCTGGGCGTGTACCAGGGTGGCGCGGGCATGGTCAAAGGCGTGGCGGATAACGTCAACGCAGGCGACAACCCCGTAAGCAAATTCTTCGGCAAGGCCATCGAAGGCGCAGACAAGCTCAAGTCGGACGACCTACGCAATCAGCAGGCGTACCGCAATATGATGATCTACGCAGCTCGCAAGAATCAGGGCGAGACTGGCGCAGCGCGTGCAGCCTTCAATACCCTCTTCGATCAGCCGGCCGCCGGTATCGATGTCGTGGCCCGTGGCGCAGGATCCCTTGCGCCAACCATTGGCCTTGGCGTCCTGGGTGCGGGCACTCGAACCCTTGGCGCAGTCAATGCGCTATCTAACGCAGGCGATGCAGCCAGCCAGACGGCAGACACCTTGCGTGCACTCCCGCCTGAGATCTGGGCAAAAGACGCGAAGTACCAACAACTCATTGGCGACGGCATGACGCATGCCCAAGCCGTACAGATTCTTGCTCCGCTCCTGGCCGTACCGGCGCAGGGCGTAGGCGCAGTGACCGGCGCAATCTCAGGCGTAACAGGCCTTGAGAAGATGATTGCCGGCAAAGCCGTAGGCAACACAGTGCGTAACCGCGCAGGCCGCGTAGGCACTGAGCTATTGACCGAACAAGGCGAGACGATCGCCCCATTGGTGGCAGGCAACGCCACAGTAGGCAGCATCGACGGCACAACCCCGCTCATGGCAGGCGCAGGACAGGCCGCCGTAGATACCTTGGCCGGCACAGTACCCGGCGCAGCGCTTGCCGCGCGTCGTGTACCGAATCAGCCCGCAGCGCCAGCACCAGGCGCAGCTCCATTCACCCGCGAGGATCCGCTCCCGCTCGATCCGATCGATCCTGCCGCCGCAGCTCCCGCAGCTCCAGCCGTGCCAGTAGAGCCGATGGCTCCATTTGCAGCTCAAGACGAAGCGCCAGCCAGTGGCATCGCAGCTCTTGCTGAGCTGATTGCCGATACCGCAATCCCTGATAGCCGCCTAGAAACCCAGCCGGCCGCGCCGACTATCGATTCATTCCTGGATGGCGAAACAGTTACCCCGATTCCTGCAACGGAACCCGCTCAAGACGTAGCAGATCCGCTCCCAATCGACGCAATCGCGGACGAAACCGGAACGCCTGCACTCGATCCTGCCGCAACAGAAGCGGCCGTGATGAACGCTGAGGACGATCGTGCCGCTCAGGCCGCTCAGATCGACCCACAAGCAACGATTACCCCGATCCCTGAGCCAACACTCGCACCCGTAGCGGAAAGCGCTCCAGCGCCCGCTATTGAGCCGACAACCGCACAGAAGGCCGACGCAGCGATCCCGAACCAGATCAATGCACCGGCCAAGATCGACCTGGCCAAGACCAAGCAGATCACCGAAGCGCAACCCGGTATGCGCCCTGGCGATCTCGTGAGCGTCAAAGGCACAGTATTTAAGAACAAGAGCAGCGCTCAAGCCGTGGTCAAGGATGCCGGCCCAGGATGGCGTGTGGCTCGATCCAATGGCGGATTCGTTGGACGCTTTCAGCCTGCAAGCGAAGCGCAGATCCAGAACGCCCGCAAGCAAGCCGCCAAGCAGCGCACGATCGATACCGAGATTGATTCCATGTTTGCCGCCATTGCCAAGATGGGCGGTATTAGCCAGGATCAAGCGATTGGCCAATGGGGCATGGATAAAAAATCGTTCAAGAACCTTTACGGCTCGGGGATCATGCGCGTCGTGACCACGAAAGGCCGTGGCCTGGACGCCATGGCGGAGCTATTGGCCGAAGCCGGCTATCTCTCCTACGACGAGAATGGCAAGCATGACGTGGCCGAGTTCGAGGATCTATTCTTCAACGAATTGGCCGGATCTCCGCACTACACGCCAGAGGGCTTTGCTAGAGCCGCGCAGGCCGAAGATGCCCAGCGCTATGAGGACTATCTCAGCGAGAAGGAGGCAGCCGCCTCCGGACTCAACGATCTGAACGAGCAAGACCAAGAGGCCGTAAGCGAGTTCATCGATACTTACCAAGATCTAACCGAGGATGACTATGCAAAACTTGAACAAGAAGCCATCGAGTGGGAACGCGCCGCAGAAGGCGCAGACTCCGGCATCGAAACCGACGACACCGGCGGCCGACTGGCGCAAGACGATGGATCAATCGAAGCGGACGCCCGCGGAGAAGGCGAAGGCAACGCGGACGCTGATCAAACTGGCCAAGCTCCGGGACAAGAACAAGCAGGAGTTCGAGAAGAAGGGGCTGGAGAGCAACGGGCAGAAGAAGCCCAAGACTTCACCCTAGAAGGCGAGACCGAGCGCGAGACCCGCGAACGGGAAGAACGCGACGCCGCACGCCGCAAGGCCGACGAACAGAAGCAGCAAGAAGCCGAGAACAAGGCGAAAGCCGATGCCGAAGTCGATACCTTCGCATTGACTGGCAGTGACCGCGCAGCCGACACGATGGCCGCACAAGGCCAGACAGGCCTATTCGATCAAGCCAATCAGGTAGAGGACACCGCAGCAGAAGAGCCAGCGCAAGCAGCAGCCCCCGCACGCCCGACCGCCAGCAAGTCATCGGGCAAGAAACTCGAAGATGCCGGCGAAGAGCTGCAATTTAACAAGCGCAACCGCATGGGCAACGGCGTGAAGTGGGCCGACGTGCAGGATCTAAACGACGCGCTCAAGTCCGCAGAAGTGGTGAAGAGCAAGGTATGGCCGAAGCCCGACTACGAGAAGATGGTAGCCGACGGCCAGCAGCCGCTCATTGCCCATATCTACAAGCAAGTCTATGACTCGATTGCGGCCAAGCCCGCAACGCGCAACAACCCGACCGACGCAGAATTCCAGCTCTACATCGATGCCGTTCAGCGCGTGCGCGAAGGCCTCGATACCTGGGTGAACAATAGCGCCTCGATCGTGAAGTTTGTCGGACAACTGGGGGCGCGTGCCGCCGCCATGTCGGGCAAGAAGTTTGAAGTGGATCAGATCGATGCCAAGTCTCTCTATGACATCGTGTACCCCGATGGATGGCGGGCACTACAAGCCGAGATCCGTATCGCCGGCGGCAACAAGCTCCTGGGCGCATTGCAGCCTGGCTACACCGAAGCTCGCCGCGCCATGAAGCAAATCGATGCCGGATGGCCTGGTAAGCGCGAAGCGTGGCAGATGCGCGGCTTTAAAGTCATCGAGAACGAAGGCAAGTGGATCTACGCCAACAAGTACGGCCGCAAGATCAGCGAGCACGACACCCAAGCAGAAGCGATTGCAGCCGCTCGCGAAGCAACGAAGCGCGAAGCCAAGGAAGGGATCGATGAGACCCGCTCCAGCGTTAACGCCTTCGAGCGTATCGGCCCAGATCGTCGCATGCCAGGGGAGAACATTAGCCCTGAGAAGCTCATGCAAGACTTCGGATTCCGTGGGGTCAACTTCGGCAACTATGTCAAGAACGCAGACCGCCAGGCGCATGTCAATGCAGCCTTCGATGCCTTCCATGACCTAGCCGAATTGCTGAACGTACCGGCCAAGGCGCTCTCACTCAACGGCATGTTGGGGATTGCCTTCGGCGCACAGGGTAGCGGGCGAGCAGCCGCTCACTTTGTACCCGGCCTGAACGAGATCAACCTTACCCGTGACTCAGGCGCAGGCGCACTTGCCCACGAATGGGGGCATGCACTCGATCATTACTTTGCAACCCAGGCAGGCCTGGCAACCGCAGAAGAGAAATTCCTTACCGCTCACGCAACGATGCCCGACACCCGCATGGTCAATTCCGGCGGAATGTTTGTCGAGCAACCTCGCTTTGGCACGAAGATCCGCCCCGACGTTGTGGCCGCCTTCCGTACAGTCGTCAAGACAATGCAAAAGCGCAAGCAAACACCGGCCGAGATGCAAGCCTCGATCGATGCAAGCGTGGCACGTGCCGAGAAAAACGTGGACATCCTCCTGGAGCGATTCCGTCGCGAGTTCAAGGACAAGGTAGAAGCCTTCGAGCCACTGGCCAAGCGCATCAAAGAGGGCGACATGGGCGAGGGCTACGTCTCTATCGGCCGCACCCGCGTCCCTGAGATCGTGAGCCAAGTACGTGACACCTATAAGAAAGAGTTTGGCCGCGTGCCGAACATCGAAGATCTCAAGGGCTTAGGCCTGGCAATCGAACACAAAGACTTTGCTGCTAAGCGAGCAGGATCGGACGAGGCGCATATCCCGCAGGAAGTCTCGACCGACTACATGAAGCGCTCGAACGCACAGGACGGCCAGAAGGGCGGCAAGCGCTACTGGAGCACCGAATGGGAAATGTTCGCGCGTGCCTTCGAGACCTACGTGGAGGACAAGCTGATTGAGCAGGATCGCCGTAGCGGCTATCTCTCAACCCCGCTTGCTGCCATCGTCAACCCGCAGGAGCTTGAGAAAGCGCAGATCAACAACGCCATTCAAGGCCTGATCGATACCCTGCAAGTGGAAGAGAAGGGCGATAACGCCGTGCTCTTTGACATCCGCGGATTGACAAGCGACAGTCTATTTAACCGCGCACCGGAGACAGTGCGCGTCAATGCCCTGGCCCGATTGAAGCGCCTGGAGACTCAGCTCGAAGCCGGCAAGATCACCGAAGAGATCTACCGCTCAGGCGTCCAGGAGTTAATCGAGCAGCTCAAGTCCCGCAACCAGTCACAAGCTATCAAGTCCGCAGTCAAAGGCCGTGAGCGTGGCTACGAGTGGATGCAAGAGCGCCTCATTCGCGCCAAGCGCAAGGGCGAGCTGGACGTGTACCCCGTTGACTTTGCCTTGTGGGCACTCAAGAAGAACCCGAACCTGGCCAACGATCTTGGCATTAGCGTGCGCGAGAGCGATGGCGATGCTTCCGGTACGTACAACCCAGCAAGCCGCGTGATCAGTCTCTTCAAAGGTAGCGCAAGCGATACGACAGTCGTGCACGAGATCCTGCACCACACTGAGCGCATGATGCCGGCGGAGATCCAGAACGGGATCATTACCGAGTGGCAGAACGCCTGGGATAAAGCCTGGGCGATGGGTAACGGCAAGATCCGCCTGGCCTTACAGGACATGCACGCCGCCAACATGGGCGACAAGCTCGCGCATGATCGCGTCCGCCGCGCATTTGCCGATGGCACGCTCGACTACGACGCGCACTATCAGCTCTTCAACGCCTCCGAATACTGGGCCGTCAACGCCACCGAGATCATGAGCCGTCGCTATGACGCAACATCATGGATCGCGAAGGCCAAGCGCTGGATCTCGGAGATGATCGAGTACCTCAAGGGTGCGCTCAATCTGCCGTCCGACGCGCCGATTCTCCGCGCCTTGCGTGAAGTGATGGCATCGACCGGCGAGCGTCAATCGTCGGACATGATCAAAGAAAACAACTTCGGCGCAGAGGACATTAAGAAAAAGCCGACCGCTGAGAACCCTGAGCGTGACGAAACCTCCGACCTGGAGATCGAAGCGCCAGGCTACAAGTTTGAGCCGATCAGCGCAGCCGACTTCGTATCACTGGAGAAAGGCCCCGATGGCCGCCGCCAGTATGTGGCCGGCCGCAAGCTCTTCGATCGCATGGCGATTGCCGCCCGTGATTACCTGGGCGCGATCAAGATGGCCGACAACAAGCCCGAAGCCTTCAAGCAGATGATGCGTCAATTCCGCGTCGATCAATTCAAGGCCAAGGAAAACGCAAAGCGCATTGCGGAGACCGGCAAGGATCTGACGCCTGAGCAGCGTGCGATGGTATCGGATCTGATCGAGAAGGACTCCAAAGTAGGCGACGTGCCACCGCAGGAGATCGTAGATCTCGTGGCCGGCATGACGACCGCACTCGAATCGCAAGCTCGCGCCCTCGTGGAGATGGGCATGCTTTCCGAGAATCGTCTCGTGAAGAACTACCTCCCGCGTCTTTACAAGCATCACCTGGCCGCGAAGCTCACCAACCCGCAGATGATGCAGGCCTGGCTCACCAAGGCCCGCATGAAGATCCGTGGCGATCGTCTCAAGTCCCGCGGCATGTTCGTGGAGATGAAGGCCGAGAGCGTGGCGCAAGCCAAGAAGCTCGGATGGAAAGTATCGAGCTTGACCGACGGCAACCCGATCCAGGGCGAACTACTCGAAGCCTTCGATAAGTCTCAACCGATTCCACCAAATTATCAGGGTACGAAAGTCCTCATGTGGCGCGACTACACCGAAGCAGAACGCGCCGAGATGGGCGAGATCCGCGACGGCGTACTCCGCTATGCCATGGGCTACGTGGAAACCCAGAAGGACATGGCAACCGGCCGACTCTTCAAGGCGATTGCAAGCAATCCGGATCTGGCCAAGGCCTTCAATCCGGGCGGATGGGTTCTGATCCCTAAGACCGAAGTAGCGGGAACCGATGGCCTCAAGGCCTACGGCGCACTCGCCGGCATGTACGTCTCGCCGCAAGTGGCCGACTCACTCAAGCGCAATACGCAGCCCAAGGGCGTGCTCATGGCGGCTTACGACAAGGGCTTGAGCTGGTTCAAGGAAGGCAAAACAGTCTGGAACCCAACTTCACACGTTAATAACGTCGTCTCTAACCTTTTTGTTGTGTATTTCGCAGGGGTGAACCCTGCCAGTCCTGCCCGCTGGAAAGAGACGCGCAGCGAATTCCGCACTCGTGGCAAGTACTGGAATGAGGCGCTGGACAATGGCCTCTTCGGCAATGAGATAGCAAACGCAGAGATCCAGAACCTTTTGATGCCCGACTTTGCCGACATGGCGGACATCGAGAGCGTGGCCGCGTCTCGCGCTGCCAAGGTCATCGAGTTTTCTAAGAAGTACCCTGGCCGTCCGCTTTCCTGGTATCGCGAGAACATGCAAAAGGCTTACGAGTTTGAGGATCAATTCTTCAAGCTCATGCTTTACATTGATCGTCGCAAGGCGGGCATGGATCCGCAGGACGCGATTAGCGATGCTGAGCGCTACGTGTTCAACTATTCAGACATGCCCGAAGGCGTTGAGCTAATCAAGCGCACCTATGCGCCATTCTTCTCCTACACCTACCGCGCCGTGCCGATGCTCTTGCATACCGCAATGACGCGTCCGGATCGACTGCTTGCACCAATTGCCCTCTTGGGCGGCGCAAACTGGCTTGCCTACATGATTATGGGCGCAGAAGAGGACAAGGAACGCAAGGCGCTGCCTGAGTACATGGAAGGCCGTACCGCCATCGGTACGCAGAAGGCCATCCGCATGCCGTTCAACGTGGACGACAAGCCGGCCTTTCTCGATATGAGCCGCCGCGTCCCATTGGGCGACTTGTTCGACGTACAGAATCAGGCGGGCGGCTTACCTGTGCCTGCGCCGATGATGCCCTCACACCCTGTACTGTCACTCATGGGCGCGATGGCGTTTAACGTAGATAGCTTTACCGGAAAGCAGATCGTCAAGAAGTCGGACGACGCCTGGGAAGCGGCAAGCGCTCGCTCGGGTTACGTGTACCGCCAACTTGCACCGAACGCTCCATTTGTCCCAGGATCTTATAGCTTTAACAAGCTCATGGACGGATCTGCGAGCACCTTCGGCATGGAGATGGGGCCGTACACCGGATTGACAAAATCAGGCGATACAGTAAACCCGATTACTACTGTGCTGGATGTAACCGGCATTGCCAAGATCCGCACTGTTGACACTGAGAAATCGCTCGACTACAAGGGCGCAGCTCTTGGACGCGAGGAGAAGGAGATCCGCGCCAATATTCGCGCGGCCGGTCGCAATCAAGCGATGAGCGAAAGCACTCGTGAGGGATTCATAGCCAAGCAGCGCGACAAGCTGGAAGTGTTGAAGCGCAAGAAGGAGGAGCTACGGGAGTGATACTCCCGTAGTTTTTACTGACAGTAGGACGTGCCGCCGTAGTAGGTGCAGATCTGCGGCGTAGGCAAAATTGATTGCCCAAAGGACGAAGAAAAAGCACGCCCAACGCCATTCAAGAACATAGCCGTAGCGATCGTTGAGCGGGCACTGTTATCTTGTTCAACTCTAGCTTGCGCAAACTGCTGAGACGAATTGATTGCTTGCTGATAAGTGCGGGCGTTTTCTTCCATGGCTCCAATTAAAGCAAAGCGCTCTGCTATGGCGCGATTAAATGTTTTGGCCGACGCATCCTCAATGCGTTTTTGCTGATCTGCTGGCAATTTTGATGTGCTAAAAATTTCTGCCATTGCTTGCTGCTGAGCGGCAATCGAAAGAATTAGGTAGTCATCTGGGTACATCGACTGAGCAAGCTGCGCAACGCGTTTCCCCGCCTCTACCATCGTAATCTTTTTGTCTGCTGCGGCTTGTGTGATTGCGGCCGTCTCCGTGTTGTAGCGAGTGAATTTTGCCTTGCAAGTCGGCGCGTAATATTCGCAGCCGTAATCTGAGGCGTATGCACTTGCGCCTGCGAGGGTAACGATGGCAAGGAAAAGCAAGTGGATTGTTCTCATGATTTACTCAATTCATATTGTGTAAATACACATGATACAAAAATTCTAGCGAAACACAATCTACCCACAAAATCGTTGCATAGATCAGACGCAACGATAAGGAGAAATCATGGGTGAGATTGCAGGCCTACTCGGCGGAGGAATTTTTGGCAGCGTACTAGGCGGAGTATTTCGCCTCGTGCCCGAAGTGTTTAAGTTTTTTGATCGGATCGATGAGCGCAAGCACGAGCTGGCCATGTTCGACCGGCAATGCGATCTGGAGAAAGTCCGCGGAGAGATCAAGCTCCAGGAGATCGGCGCAGCGCGTGATGCAGCCGTCGATGTCGGCGTGATGGACGCCTTCAAGCTCGCTATTGAGCAACAAACCGAGATGGCCAAGGCCGCAGGCGGCAAGGTAGCGGCGCTCTCTGCGTCCGTGCGCCCCGTGATGACCTACTACATTCTGGCGCTCTACGGGATCGTCAAGACAAGCACGATGCTGCTGGCCGTATTCAGTGGCGTACCGATTCTCGAAGTCCTGGCCAAGTGCTGGACGGCCGATGACATGGCGCTGCTTTGCGGCGTCGTGAACTACTGGATCTTGGATCGCACGCTCATGAAGCGAGGCCTTGCGTGAACCTCTCCCTGGCCGAAGCGCTTTGCCGTCGGTTCGAGGGATTTAGATCCCGTCCGTATATCTGCCCGGCGGGCGTGCCGACGATTGGCTATGGCTCGACCTACTACCCCGACGGACGGAAGGTAACGATGCTTGATGCCCACATTACGGAGCCGGAGGCGCGGGCGCTGCTCATGCGCGAACTCTTCGAGACGTATGCACCGGGCGTGCTCAGGCAATGCCCAGGCCTCTTGCCCGTAGCCCTCATGAGCAACGACTGGCGAGCGCTCAATGCCATTGTGGATTTCGCCTACAACCTGGGCGTAGGCCGCCTGCAAACCTCAACCCTGCGTAAGCGGATCAACGCGGGCGACTGGGAAGGCGCGAAGGCGCAGCTCATGCTTTGGGTGCGGGGCGGCGGGCGCGTCCTGCCTGGCCTCGTAGCACGAAGGAAGGCCGAAGCCGAACTACTTTAAGACAGCACCGCCTTTTCATCCGCGAGGGTCAAGCGGTCTCCGGGGCGGCAATACTGGAGAGAAACCTCCCTTCACGGCGCGGGGGATGACCTGGCCGATAGCGCAGCCCCCAGCCCGAAAGGGTAGTCGCATGGGTGGCAACCCTTGCAGTTTATTCACCAAGTGGTGAATATTTTGGTGAATAAAAGGAAAAGGGGTTACTGGAAACTGCCAGCAACCCCTTGATTTGTTTGGCTCCTCGACCTGGGCTCGAACCAGGGACCTACGGATTAACAGTCCGCATAGGGAAACGCACTTAAGTACTTGATTTATCTAAACAAAACGGCTTGCGATTGGTGAATAAAAGCCACTTGTTCAGCCTATATATATCAAAGACTTATCCGCCAGTAGCCGAGATTTTTTCACCATGATCTTCCGGCTTTCTCATCTCCACTTTGTTCGACTCCACGAGATCCGGGAGACGCGCTTTGATGTAGCGCTCCGTTGTCGTGATGCTTGTATGACCTAGCAAGTGCTGGATCCGCTCAAGTGGCACGCCAGACCGATACATGTCCGTGGCAGCCTTGCCCTTGAGATCGTACATACCGAAGTCCACAATCTCCGCGGCGGCCACGTAACGCCGAAACATGGAGGCAATTCCGTCATAGGTGTAGCGCTTGCCTTGCCGCGTGTGAACGAAGTAGGGACGCACAACTTTCTCAGCTAAGCACTCGTCCACAATGCGCTCAAGATCGCCTTCAATCCGCACGTCAACTGATGCGCCTGTTTTGCCTTGCGTGAAGCGAAGCACGCGCAGATCTTCATTGCCATGACGGATTCGTTTAATGTTTGCATGGCCGCACTTGAGCAGATCTTCTGGGCGCTGCGCCGTGCGATAGATCAGCGTCATCATGCGCTGCACTGATTTCTCTGCAAGCTCAAATACTTTCCAGAATTCTTCGTCCTCGATGTAACGCTCGCGCTTGCGCTCCGTGTTGCGCTTCACTCCCGCGCACGGGTTCACGTCCACCCATCCACGCTCGATTGCCTTGGTGTAGATATGCGAGAGCAAAGCCTTCTCGCGATTGGCACGCACTGGCGCGTCTTTGGCTCGCTCGTCTCGGTAAGTGGCCACGTGATGCGGGCGAAGCTCACGAAACGGAATATGTCCGATACCTTTTTTCAGGTACTCGGCTTCCTTCTTGTTATCGGCAAAAGTCCTGGGCGCTTTTGTGGGTGCAATCTCAGCCAAGTACCACTCGATCAATGCCTCAAGGCTGCCTTTCTCGCAGGCAGGATCCTCAAGCTCGGCCCACTTGCGCTTGGCCGTGGCAAGATCTTTGCCGAGATTGATCGGCTTGCCGTAGCGCGGGCGATACCAGTACGAGCCATGATGCTCGTACAAGCGAGGCGGTAAATCAAAGCGAGATTGTCTGCGTCGTCCCATAACTCTTAAGCGCGTAGCGCCTTAACATTGACATTCCATTGCGATTGCGGCTGCGTCTCTACCGCAATAGATTCTGTCATCTTACGCTCAAAAAAAGAGCGAGCAACTTTTGGCCTGCCTTGCGAATCAATTTGATAGAGCCATTCGTTTGCATCGAGCCATCGTCTCTGAGCTGCGCACTGGCGTAGCCCAGTTAGCTCTACGACATCCGCCGGCGAGAGAAAGAGACTCATGCCGTACCTACTTCCATGCCGCCACGCTTCCACAGTGTGTCCGCGTTGCCGACGATTTTGGCGTAGGCCATCGTGATCGGCGCATCGCATCGCTTGCACGTGAAGTAGTACGTGATGCGATCGAAGTCCGGATTGATCGGCTCGACTGTTTGATCTCGCTGAACGACAAGATCATTGATCGAGTGCTCGCATTTCTGCCTGAACAATCCCATCATTCAATCTCTCCGATCACGCCTAGCCGCTGCTTCTCGATCTCGCGATCTGGCCACTCCCGCGGCTCATCGATCGAGACTTGCCATCGATGAATACTCGGGTTATGCCCTTTCCAGCGCCATCGCCAGGCAACAGTCTCACCCTCTTGCGCATGCTCGCGATCCTCAGTGGTGAACGTAGTCATGAGGCCTCCGCTTTTTCTTCCACGATTGCCTCGTAACGATGTTCTCCATACGCTTCATGAGAAAAAGTGGCAGGAAATGCGCCTCTCACTGACTGCTCAACAAACTCGTAATGATTTGTGTGAGCTTGCCTGCATCGGCACGGGACGACTTTTACCCAATGATGCGTGGGCATCCCAAGAGGCCAGTCGTACCCATCATCACGCACCTGGCGCATAAACGCCTCTACGTCGTGATGGCCGCGACTCATCAAAATGTAGGTGTCATCGCCTACGTTTTCAATTTCTAATGGGTAGGTTTTCATGAGGGAAGATCTCCTTCCTTGATGAATACGCCATTGACCATCCGCCCCTTGCGATCCTTGATCTCATCGTAGGCAGCCGCTACGCAACCCTCGAAGCTGAGATTGAGCTGCGCTGCGATGATGACAAGCGTAACGACGACATCGCCAATCCCGTCGATGATCTCGGCCTGCCGGCCCTTGTTGATCCCGTCGGCAAGCTCGCCCAGCTCGGACATTGTTTTGAGGAGCTGGCTCTTCGGATCCGATCCTTCAATAAGATTGCGATCGGCCGCCCACTGGCGAATAAGCTCAAATTCCTGCATCGCGATCCTCCACTTTCACCCGACGCCCATCTGGGTAGTAGAGCGTGTCGCAATAGAGACTAGGCGCGTTGGCGAGGAGATCGCTCCCCTCACGCACGGGGCGCTTCGGTTCGCCCTTGTATTCGCCCTTGTAGTGATAACGCGGGACGACAATCATTTTTTGTTTTGTAGTCATCATTCCTCCTAAAAAGGAATGTCGTCATCCATCGCGGCAAGGCCAGATGGTGCGGGTTGATCGGCAGGCTTCGTGCGGCTATAACTCTCGCCGTCCTCAGCGCCCGCGGGCTTGCCGCCTAGCATTTGCAAAGTGTCGGCTTTGATCTCAGTCGAGTACTTCTCAACGCCTGATTGATCCGTCCATTTGCGAGTGACAATCTTGCCACTCACATAGACTTGCGTGCCCTTACGGACGTGCTTATCAATGATCTCAGCAAGTTTTCCTAAGGCCGTCACGCGATGCCATTCGGTAGCTTCGCGCTGCTCGTTCGTTGTCTTGTCGCGCCACTTATCCGTGGTGGCCACGGAAAAATTCACGACTGCATCGCCGCTGGGTAGGTAGCGAGTTTCAGGATCTCGGCCGACGTGGCCGATGAGTTTGGCTTCATTAAGTGACATGTCTTGCTGCTTTCTTATTTTTAGGTGTAGCGCAGGGGATCCGCGCCTGGTTCATCGATTGCGCCGAGATACCCCTCGGCATGTTGGGAGCAGGAATAGACGCCTGCTACGTACTGGCTATGTTTATCCGCGTCAAAGTTGAGACATACCGCGACTGTGATGCCGCCTTCGGTAACGGCCGCGACTTGATCGCTCCAGTAGCGGCAGTTGTCGCATGCGCGTGGGCGTACATTCATGCAAACAGCCCTCGCGTTGGACAATCACGACCCTGATTGCAGTTGTCATTGCAAGGCGGGCAGGGCGGCTTGATGCCATTCGATTTAAATACCGGATGGATCCGCTTGTGCGTGACGCTGCAACGGCGGGCTTCACCCTCTACGAGCAGGCCGACTTGCAATAGCTCGTTGACGCGCCCGCATACCGATGAAAGCTCCAGGCCCATTGCGCGAGCAAGCTCACGACGGGAGTACCCGACACCTTCAATCATTGACGTAAGAATTCGCTGCGCTTGCTGGCCGACTTTTCCAGTCTCGCGATGCTCTTTGTATGCCTCTCTTGATGTAGTAGATGCGCTCATGCTCGTACCTCCATCGCCTTACGAGGACGGCCACGGCCACGCTTCTCAGGCGCGACAATCTGCTTGCCCTTGGGCCATCCAGCACGAGATAGATCCGCCAAGAGATTGGCAATGATTGGAGCGGGAAGATTCGGACTCTTGCCCTTCTCAGGCTCTTCCGGCAGATACTTCACGAACTCAGGAAGAGTCGCCTTCGCTTGCTTGATTGTCATTACTGACCAGATCGCACGCGACACCTTGCCCTCTAGCTCCGTGACCCGCCATTGTTGCTCAGCCCATTGCTTCATCATCTCTTGGATCTTCACGGCTGCGGCCGGGCTAGGCTTCCAGTTGCGCTCAGACCCTTCAATAATCGAAGTGCCTACGGAAATGCGAACGCCCAAAAAAATGCTTGTGTGGTAATAGCTGCTGCGCAAGTAATCGCGCGTCTTTGGGTCAATCGCCACGGCCTTGATCTTCTCCGGAAGGTGGGCGATGTTGTCGTCCGACACCAGCTTGCGCACGGCGGATTCGTAGTCAATCTTAGGCACGTCGTTTAATACTGCGCGAACGAAGGCCTCCCTTTGGTATTTGGTTAGTCTCATGTTTTCTCCTTAGATTCGTTCAGCCAAGTCCATGTTGCAGAGACGATCGACTACCTCTGCTTGATCGACGCCGTAGTGCAACGCCAAGTGCACGATGATTTCTTCATCGCTGGGCAATCCGCACGTCTCGCGCGGGGCTTGCGCTTCGATTGCTTCGAGCTTGCCGAAATTAGCCACGCTGCTTAGCGGAGAGGCAATGACGCTCACGGCTTGCAGCTTGCGCTCTTCTTCGATGCGGATCCGCTCGCGCTCAGCTTCGATGCGCTTGGCTTCGGATTGCTTGTGCTCGTTGACACGTGATGCCACTAGCAAATTGAAGTCGTCCAGGGGCTTGTAAACAATCGACTGAAGATCGCTAAACAAAAAGCCGTAGTCTTTGCGGATCTCGGATGACGCATTGAGATTGCCGCGGATCTGAGCAGCGATACGAAACGCCTCCATCTCGGCTGCTGCGGTCTCGGTATCGATCGCGTCGTGCAGACTGGCTAGCGTGCGCTTGTTCTTGGCGGCTTCGGCAAACTTCGGCGCAGGCACAATCAAGCGGATAGGCGAGATTTCTTTCTCAAGGCTGCTCACGCACTCATCAAATTGAGCGCGTGCCTTGGCGACGATCTCGGCCTTGATCGCTTCCTTGCGCTCCTTCACGAGCTTGTCCAGCTCCAGGCGTTTGGCGCGGAAGTTGTCCTTGATGTAGTCGATCGTTTTCATCAGCTCATCGATGCTGGCCGTTTGCGCCAGGGCGCTTTCACGCGCAGCTTCGAGCTTCTCTTCACACTCTTTGCAAAACTTGACGGCCTGCTCAGCGTTGGCGAAGTCTTGATCGTCTTTCAGATCGGTGCTGATCGAGCGGATGTAATCGACGGCCACGAGCTTGTACTCGTTCATGTTGCTGGCCATCACTTCGCCCTTGATCTGGACGTGGATCGCCGGCAGCGCTTCGATTACTTCGGCCTTCGGGGCTTCCTTGAGTGCCTTTGGCTTGTGAGCTGCGAGATCCTTGGCGAACTGCTCCCATCCCAGAATGATCTTCTGGCGTAGGGCAGGATCGGACTCGTACCAGAACTCGCGCGACGAGCGCACGCCCAAGATCCGCCAGCTCGATGAGTTGTCTAGGGCACTCGGCTGCACTGTGACGGAGTTGATCAACGGCGAGAAAAGCAACGTCGAAGAAGTCACGTTTTCGAC